CTAAATGTTTTCGTATAGTTTCAATGGGGTGTCTAACTATGTTGCCGGTAGAACCTCTACCAACATAGAAACCACGCATTTGAGGTGTAAACTTATCATCAAGCGGAAAATAATTAATAATATCTTTTTTCATATTCAAAACTGAAAATTTCACAAAAGACAAATCTCTACCCTCCACTTTTCTAACATTATAATCCTGCCAAATGTAATCTTTGACAGTATCCCCCTTAGTATGTGATATAATATCAACTAAAGTACCATCAGCAGGTAGAGTATGTGTGCAAAACATATACACTCTTCCACCTAAGCCAGTTCCCTTAGCAACATGTGCAACACCATCAACCACAAAATGTAGCAAAATCAAATTGCTCTCAACTCTCTTAGTTAATTGTTTTAATGTGGTACACTTGCACTGTTCACTAAGTTCAACGGAGGATAGTGTATAATCATCTTGATACCAAACATTGGGTTTTTCGTCACCTCGAGGTACAGGAGTTGAACCAACACTTCCTTGTACTTGAGCTCCAAATTTGGCTGTAGACTTGGCTAAGCCAACTAAACCAACTAAAATAACGGCACTTGTTGCCACTATAATAGGTGTTTGATAAAATTCATAGGCCTTCTTCCCAAGAGCGCTCCAATACTCCTTAGTAAAAATAGCCTCTACATTAGCCCTAGTTTTCTGTGTCCAATCTCTACAAGTCTGGACATCTTCAAAAAGAGCCCCCACGGAAGGTAAAATTTCTTTTTCTGTGACACCTAATATGGTATCAGCTTGTTGAATAGTTTTACACATTACTGGTAATGTTTTCCGTACTTCCACAAGATCTTTGAGGAGATTAGCTCCTCCAAGATATTTAAATGCCAAGGTACTAACAGCAGCTACGCTTGCGGAACACGCTACTATAGCCTTGATGCCATCTCCTTGCACATTAATGCATTCACACAAACTATTTGGTAAACCACATTTAGTACAAAGAGCATCATCCTCGAATGCACGAGCTGACGCACGTATACTTTCTTGTTGCGTATCATGCAACTCTGAGTCTTTCTTAAGAAACAATAGTAAA